TTGGAATGCGTTGAATAATTCAGAGCGTTTGTTTGCATTTATACCGCCATGAATAACGCCTACACTGTAGCCTACATCTAATAGTATTCTCTCTACTATCTCTATGGTGTGCTTAAACTGCACGAACACAATCGTCTTATGGGATGTTTCAGCTACGATGTCCAGCAGTTCTGCCGCACGAGATTTCACATCAAACTCAATCACTTCTCCAGTATCCGAATACACCGCCCCAGATGAAAGTTGCAATAGTTTGTTTAAAGCAACCGCCGCATTAGCCGCAGTAATCTCTTCTCCTGCCGCTTGCATGAGCATCTCTTTCTTGAGCATCTTGTAATACTTCTCTTGTTGCGGAGATAGCGGTACATCTCTTGTCTGATACGTTAGCTCTGGTAGGTCTAGGCATTCTTCTTTAGCAAACCGTATCGCAGGTTGCATGAACCTATGCACTATCTGCTCTGCATCGGGACGATTCTTAAATGTAAACTGTGACGTGCGTATCTGTACCATATCTCGGAACGCATTAAACGCTCTGGGCGTTTGCTTAGGGTTAACCAGTTTAATTAGTCCATACGCATCTACTGGTGACTGCGCCGCAGGTGTACCCGTTAACATCCAGAGCCATGTGTCTGCAGTGACTAAGCGGTTCATCGTCTTCCATCTACGAGTCGAGACGTTTTTTAAATGCGTAGCTTCGTCTACTACAATCAAATCAAACCCACCTTCAGCAATCTCTTTCTCTACAATCTCAACACCATCGAAGTTAATAATAACTATCTCCGCAGTGCTTTTAATAATCTCAGCACGTTTTACCCTACTACCATGTGCAATCTCAACTGACCGATGCATAGCTGTCTTAAACAAATCCTTACGCCATGCCGCATCCATAATAGATAGAGGGCAAACCACAAGCACACGGCGTATTACACTGAGTTTCATTAAATAGTCAGCCGCCCAGATAACTGAGTTAGTTTTACCCGTACCCATTTCATTTAAGCAAAAGGCTCTGCGGTTAAGCGTTAAAAACTCTGCTGTCACTCTTTGATGGTCAAAGGGCTTATACATCCCTGTCCATGTGTACTGTGTGCGAATAGGTGAGGGTACATTTTTAATACCTATATTGTTTAGGATATGCGCTTCACCTAAACCAAAATTTACCCATACCTCTGCTGTACCAAAATCAATATCTTTAATTTTACTTTTTGTAATGACGCTTGTAATAGCATCGGGGGCAGTGGTCTTGATAGACAAGACCTTATCTTGAATTACTTGTATTTCCATTGTCGCTCCGTACAGCCCCTTAAGGGGGCGAATCATTTATCTTCTAATACTTCAAATAGCTGAGGCTTATTCGTACTTCTATTAAAGTACCATGCTCTTACTTTGTTTAGACACATCTTCCGTTCACTAATACGCGTTCTAAGAGTCATGGTACATAGAGCGTCTATGTGACGCTCTACTAAACTCTCAGGTAAACCAGACTCCGTTGCAATAATCTGCACTGACTTTACGGATACTTCCATATTATTTCTTCTTAGGTTTAGCTTTCTTTGGCGGTTCGTTCTTCTTCATAGTGTGGTCACTGTTGCGTTGAAACGAACGATTCACTTCTGGTGCTCGCAGGCGCAAGTTGTCTTTACCGTTACCTGCTTTAACGCCTTTAATATGGTCGATGTCTTTACCATCACGGTCAATACCCGCTTTATCATATGCACGGCGAGCACGTTGTCTCTCCATTCTAGCAGCGTGAGCCCCAGGGCGAGTCTTCTCTAATTCATATTCTCGTTTAACATTTCGATCTTCTTTATTCTTGTAGGGCATTACCCCTCCTTATAGTTACCATTATGAATGCACCGTGTAGCCTGACACCACTTTTTGCATAGCCCGTTAGGGATAGGATTAAATACTCCCGTCTCGTAGGCTACTGACCGTTGCGCTAATACAGGCGCTAGTTTATCAAAGATACCCAGTTTATTCTCATATGTATATTCTTCTTTCACCATCTCATTAGCTACTACGAATAGTAGCATCCCTTTGATAGTCTCAACATACGGGAACTCTAGGAACACCGCCGCCGCTAGTAGTGCTAGTTGCTTAGTGTCTGCATACTTTGCTGACTTGCCTGTTTTATAATCCACAATATACGCTTTCTTAGCATCTGCGTCTACGATGACAAGGTCTGCAATGCCACGCCAGTACCTATTAGGTGCTTCATAATCACAGAACTCATATCCAGTATCTGTCTTCGCCACCGCGAGTTTATATTCGCAAAGCTTTCTGCCTTTAATGCTATTGATAGTATCAAGGAACTTCTTAACAAATATAAACCGCTCTGGTAATGCCTCACCTTTACCTATGTAGTTCTCAGCCGCAAGATGCAAATCTTTTCCATACAGCGTAGCTGAGGTATCTGCGAAGGGTATGTACTTTAAAACATGGTGTGCTTCGTACTGCTTAGGGCAGGTAATAAACCTACTCAGTGAACTATAAGTAAAACTAGGTACGCTCATTTTTGCATATCCATCTCATGTAAGCCTTCTGAGGCGTTGAAGCAGTACAGGGTATAGACTTCCACTCTGTGTAGCAGACCCACAAACTACCGATTTTTTTTAGTTTCGGCTTCAAATATATCCGCGCATTCTCTATCACACCATCTCCTCTTGTATCCTATAAAGTCACCGCACGTCCAGCAAAGTCCGGTGGGGTTAGTTGTATCTATTTGTGCAGCTTCTCTGCAAATAACTGCGATAAGTTTATCTCGCATCATCTCCTCATGCAGTGACGCGAGGTCTGTGTTTCCATCTTCTGTTGCCATGTTATTTTTCGTTATGTATAAATACTAATCTAGACAGGTACCATTGCGCTTTCTGCAAGTCTTCATGTGCTTTACCTTTGTTTCGGTATCGCCACATATACTTAAAGGCGTTGCCTCGCAGATACCCAATAAACTCTTCGGGCGAAAGCATTGCTTCCATCGCCTCAATACACTCTATTTTACCATTTTTGTAGTGTGGAGGCTCGTTAACCATGTCTTCTTTTTTAGCTTCGTGTACTGAGTCACCCATGTATAATTGCCCTTGTGTGTATGCATCGTAAATTGTTTTAGGTTTGTCGTTCATAGTGTCATCTCCCAACCTGTCGGTTTTATTAAATGTTGTTGTAAAAACTTTCTACACATCTTGTTGTCTAGTGAACTAACGTCCCTGCGCTTGCGTCTTTGCAAGCTGTCTTGCACTCCTGCTACTACTGCACATCTCTTACATATTGTGCTATCTGTTTTAAAGGCTGACCCTTCTTTGATTAAGTTACATACCTCGCATAGTCTATTCATACTCAAGCTCCTTGAAGATATTTGGTGCAATTCCATGTAGCTGCTGGTTAATCTCATGAGCCACTGCGCGTATCTCCCACTGAGCTTCTTTACCACTACGCAATTTAATAAAGTCATACCACGCTTGGAAGTTACCAACTACTAACAGCTCTGTTGTTGTGCCTTGTGGAAGAATGAACCGTGCATCTTCTTTCTTTACGCCTTCGGCAATTAAATCTTTATAGACTTGAGTTATCTCAGCATACATAGTCTCAACTATTGTCTTATGTTCACCCTTAATTGATGGGGGTATTACAATCTCGACATCACCTTCATTGCAATACCTCTGACTACGTTGCAGGAAATCCAAATGCTTACTGCGAACAAACTGGTGACTACAGATACGGCTAATATCTTCAACCAAGAATGTCGCGTGGGCGAAACGTAGTGTAGATAAATGCCCTTTTGTTACGCAGTGTTCTGCTCGTTTGATGCACTGCTCTGATGATTGTTCACCTGTCTTACCGTAGCATATTCCTGCAAGTAACCCGATGTGTTCTTCGGGATTGGGTGTGCTTTGCACTAGGGTTACTTTCATATTTTGTCCTCCCACGAGAAGTTGTATCTATCTTTTACTTTATATATCAGTAAACCTCTTTCATCAAACTCATCTTTCTCCACCTCATCACACGTAAACTCAGGCATAGTACCAAAAGTATAAGGAGATTTCTCATCAGGTACGCTGTCATATAACAAACGTAATGCTTCTTGCATAATCCAGAACTTATCCATCACCTCTGTAAACTCTTTAAAAAACACTTCACTAACCTCAACCTCTTTACCAAACCCATCACCTATATCATATATTGGGTAGAGCTCATCCTCACTAACTTTTAGTTTCATTTCTTCTCTCCACTAAGTGCATAAGGGTGGCAAGTTAAATTCCAGCGAGTAAAGTGAGTACCCATAGATTTAAGAACAAAGTCCTGTCTTGTTGCCGCTGATTCGCATGATGTTTTGTCTGCAAATGTTGATGTGCTTTGTGTCACATTACCTTGTGAAATTAGAGTGCTAATTAAAATATAAGCTGTTGTACTAATCATTACCTGTACTCCCAAAGCCACCCTCGCCACGTTCAGTGCTACTACTGAACTCCTCTACCTCTATAAACTCTGCTCGAATTACTGGAACAAAAAGCATCTGTGCAATCCTGTCTTGTGGGGATATTTTATACAGCCCGTTACCTGTGTTCTTAATACTAACTTTAAGCTCACCTTGATAGTCACTATCAATTAAACCAACCGAGTTACCCAACTTGATACCATAGTTATGCCCAAGCCCACTGCGCGGCATGATAAGAGCCGCCGCTTCTACGTCATGGATATTTATTGCAATACCTGTCGGTATCATCGCAACCTCACCTAAATCTAACTTAATCGGTTTTGTGATGTTAGCTCTTAAGTCTACTGCCGCACTACCCAAAGTTTCATAGGCAGGAATAACTACATTCTTTGTTAACTTCTTAATTTCAATTTTCATTTTGTTTCTCCAATACAATATCAGTTAACATATCAACTACATCAATCAGTTCGTCAATAATGTGGTCTGGTACGTTTGCGTTATTTTGAAAAACAACAACTTCTAAACTGGACAACATTTTAAGTATTCGCAATGCTTGTTCTTTATTCATTACATTTCCTTTTATTTCATGGTTCTCTTTACTTATTCTATGATTCTCTCTGAATCTAAGCATCTTTGGTGTAGACATAAAATCAATTGATATGCTCATAACTCACCCACATTTACTATCGCCACAATTAGTACAAGTCATGCACCCATCCATAAGAATTAATGCTTTGACATTACATTTAGTGCAGAGTTGCATCTCAACACCTTTGGCTTCTTCTTTCTTAGCTTCAAGATACGCTTGTTGATGCTCATCCACTTCAACTTTAATAACACCTATGCTTATTAAATGTTGCTCGATAACTGTTCCTATTTCAGCGACTAGCGATGGCATATACACACCACCTTTTTTGTAATAACCACCTTTTGGGTCAAACACATTCTTAAGTTCTTCAACTAAAAACGTAGAGTCACCACCTTTTCTCCACACTGCGGACACTAAGCGAGTTAATGCAAGTACCCACTGAAAGTGCTCCATGTTCTTACTGTTAATAAACATCTCGTAGGGATGACGCTCGTCACCGTTAAGCACCATGTCGTTAATCGTAATATACAAAGCGTGCTCAGACTGCGGTGTCTTAATCTTATACGTTGTACCCGTCAAATGCGGCGGTCGAGGGAAATTCTCGTGTATCATCTCAAACACTACTTTTTCTTCTGTCTTATCAACTACTTTGTAGCCTAAAATCTTTTGGTCTATTTTATTCATCTATCATGTCCTCTAAAAATCCCCTAATATAATCTAGCAGTATGCTAAGCCCTAATAACATCTGACTTGCTAAGTACAACAAACAGCAAGTACAGAATACAGGGAACTTCAGTATGTTTATTAGTGTCTTCATCTCTGATGCTTCACTACGTTAAAAATAGGGCGTTGTTCTTTGCACTTGTCACATTCACGATACCCACGACTTTGATACACTCTCCAATGGTCATGCTTGCAGTTAACTACACTAGTCACAGGAGTTACTGCTTCTACCTTTTTAACTTTGTCCATATAATCCTCATCGATAAGCCAAGTAATCCTACATAAGCAACAAGTGCCACCCAATCATCTAAGGTCATCGTCATCCCCTTTAGTGTACTCAATCATAAAACAGACCATAGTAATCCCAATTACAGTCCAATACGTTATCTCAGCCATCTAACACCTCTTGTTCTTCCATCGCTCTAAGCATCAGCTTGAGTTGCTGTATCTCTGCGAGGATTTTAAGTTTAACTTTCTTTAATTCTTTCTTGTTCTTCTGCGCCATCTCAAGGCGTTTATACACTTCATTCTTTGTCATCTTCGTCTCCTAACAATCAGCTATACTTCTACCCCAACCGCCCTCAGCCGCTAGTGGTATACCTTGCATCCACTCTGGTGGTCTGCACATCTCTTCAATTAAAAAGTCTAAGGCTTCCTGCGCCTCATCCTCTGGCACAACTATATACAGCGCGTCATGAATAGACAGCGCGATTTGATACCTCTTAGCTATGCGAACCATAGCCTCTGACATGATGCATCGTGCCGTACCTTGCACCAGATTGTTTGTTAACTTACCGCCGTAAAGTCTATCATATCCATTGCGCAGTTTATACTTGTAACCCTTCTCGCCAGACGATTCGTCTATCACATTCTCAAGCTGTGGGTACTGCATATACAGACCAGACGGGAACTTCACACCACGCTTACCATCTACTATATACAAACCATTGCGACCAAATGTAAACGTACCATCGTCAGCGATTGCCTTAATAGCACTACTACACGTCTTCCAAAACGCTGTCACCCCTGTGTATGTCTTGCGGTAGAGGTCAACGATGCGCTTCGCTTCCATCTCACCTAAGTCAGTGCCTGACTGTGATTTTATAGAGTTTTGGAGTTTAGAATGTCCTACACCAAAGATAAGCCCGAGCTGGCAGTTATGGACAATTATAGGACCTCTATTTGTAAGTACTGTAAATCTATTTCTCGTACCTACTGAGTTCAAGTCGTAGACGGGTAACCTCATCTTCGAGGTCATTGACCCTTCGTTTGTTTCTGTTATTGTCGCTCCTTGAGACGAACCTAATATTCCCCGGCTCGTACCCTCTATTGTTGTCTCTCCTGTCCATATCGTACTCTGGGATGTCCCATCCTTCCAAGGTCTGTACATACTTAAGGAATTCCCCTTTGTCATTACGCCACTCATCACATACAGTAATTCCTCTTGCCCCATACGATTTGTACGACCCATTAGAGGG